GATATTCTTGTTCCAGTATGTTGTTATATAAAGTACAAAACGTCATTGAGCAAGATAGTTGTGTTGTATACGAACAATTAGAAATGGTTTCTTTAGAAGAAAAATCAAAAAAGAGGGTCAGTATATTAGGAATGAACTGAATGACGACAATGTAATTTGTGTTAATAAAAACATAGCTGGTCGTTCTCAATCACAATATTATATTGACAACCGAGATAAACACAATGAAAAAATGAGATATTATTATCAAGACAACCGAGAAATCATCAAAGAAAAAGCGAGAAAACGATATAATAAACAAAAGAAAATCCGTTTGGAAGAACTTACAAAGGGATCTACACTTTAAAACCCCTCGTTTCGTTTTTTGGCTCAACCTTTTTAAAGGTTGGTATATATGTACGATAAAGAATATTACAAAAAACATAAAAACAATATTTAGCATCATCCAAAGAATATTATAACGACAATAAACAAAAATTTAAAGACATATATAAGAAGCGTCTTGGCTGTAAAATGGAAAAAACCTTTTTCTCTATAATACATTTTACAGAGGGTGTGAATCCGTTTGAAAAGGATTTGGTGAACCCGACGATGAGTCATCGCTAAACTCTATATTGCGATTTTATTTTTTCTAACAAATCGTAGAACTTTTTTTCTTGTTTGTAAATAGATATTAGATTATTATGACTTTGTTTAAGATAGTTCTTCCTTAAATCTGGGTAAATACTTGTTTCTAACTTTTCCAAACTCTCGTGATATTGAGTAAGCAATGACGGACTTAAGGTTGTTTCATTACGAGCAACATTTAATGTATGGGTCAATAATGACTGACTTTGTAATATTACCTCCATTTGATTTGGAAAGTTTTTAAATTTAGTTAATGCTGATATGGTCGCAATAATACTACTTAATGCTATCGGGACAAGTGATACGATATTGTTATTCCACCCCATTTGTAGTTTCATTGATTCAAACATACCAGTCATTAGCGATATTACGATGATACATTTATTCCAATTGTCACTCTGTTTTTTAGTTGCTCGTGTGCTAAACTCAACGCATCTCGTTTTGATTTTAGGTCTTGAACTATATGCGAAAGTTCAGGTTTTTCCATATAAAATAAACATATAATATATTATAATGGAATGTAATATTTGCTATGAAAAATCATACAATATAGTTGATTGTTTTTCAAGATGTAAATTTAAACTTTGTCGTCCTTGCTTTAGGAAATTATTAGAATTGGACGATGATGAAATATATTATACGTGTCCCATGTGTCGTGGAGTAAATGTGTATAATCAGTCTAAACGATTTACAAAATTCGTAGACAGAGGTTTGGACTTATTAAAGATTATTATTCATTTATATAAAAATGATTTGATACAAAATAGAACAAACCAACAATGGACAGAATACACGCAACAAATTATTGATAATAATAGAGCACCACATATTATGTTTTCTTGAATCGTTTTAAATTACCTTTATCTTTAATCTTTTGTTTTGCTTTGACTTGCTTTTCTAATTGATTTTTAGATATTTCTTTTACGGTCAATGGTGTATCTTTTGACACACGCTTGGTTGGACGCAATACTGGATATTGTCCTTTCTTTGCTACGTTCTTCCAGTCTTCTTTGAACCATTGGGTCAACCCGTCTTTTGGTTTTTTACCACTATAAGTCCCGCCACGGTCTTTATAAGTCTTTACAATCCAACCGCTCTTATAGGCGCCGTGCGTTTTTGTATTTTTCATCTGCTTCTTTTTTAACTCTCGCATATAATGCTTTATCGTTGGGAATATTACTCATATATATTGGTAATATATTTTTATAAATCACTATTAGTAAATGTATCAAGTGAATGCTTTTCTAACATATCAGCGTCTTTGTCTGCCGTGTATTCAAATAAATTACCGAACGCCGTTTCTTTATTAGCATGTGCCGATACAATATCACCTTTAACACGATGGTGATTAACCTTCTTATCTAATTCTCTCTTTACTTTTTTATCTACTTTAATGGATTCATGGAATGCTTTTGTATAACCCGCATTGAATACGTGTGCTACTTGTGTTCTATCCCTTATCGATTTACTTTGCTTTAATGTATTCAACGCAATAGAACCTCCCAAACTATGTCCACCTAATGAATAAGCTTTATCGTCGCCATATTGCCTCATTATATCCCTTGTTTTTGTCTCCGTTCTTTAAATTGTGGATTTATTCTTTGAACCCCTACACCTAATGCTACATCACTAATAATATCTCTTGGACTATTTACATTCGTGCCAGTATAGTTGATATGGATATTATTACCCCGTTTAGCGGTTAAGACATCTTTATCCGTGTTCGCTTCATCTAATTCATATCCAAACCTTCCCAGTTTTCTTTTCGCCATCTTGTTTGCTCTTTCCTTATTAGGTCGTTGTTGGTATATATTAATGTATGTTTGCTATTTTAGCACTTTCGCTCATCGTCGGTAGACTCATTTATTATATATATATATATTATATGTCAGTGACTATTTGTATTCCAACTTATAACAGAAAGAAGTTTGAAAAATTAATAGAACACAACATAAATATCCAAACCTATTATAACATTAGGGAGATTATTATTTTAGACGACGGAGACGACGAACCCCTTTGTATTAAAACGAAATACCCTATAAGATATTACAGAGTTCCAAGATGTTCGATTGGAGACAAAAGGAACGCATTGGTTCAATTAACGAATACAGATTATGTGGCGTTTATGGATACAGATGATATTTATGATAAAGATTATATTGGTTATTCTATTTTTGAAATGGAGACAAATGATAAATCGATTGCTGGAAGTGCTGATATGAATGTCTATTGTGATGACACGTTCTATAAACAGCGTTGTATGTTTTTACATATGTTAAATGAGGCAACATTAGTATTTAAGAAAAGTTTAAATCCACAATTTTCGTCTTCTAATTCAAACGAAGCCGTTCCTTTTTTACAAAAACATTTAGGAGATATTATAGAGACAAATATTGACCGTTTGATGTGTTGTATAGCACACGACCACAATACGATTCCTAAAAAACAATGGTTAGATGACCAATACAAGACCAATCATTTGTCTCAATATAATACACATTTACAAATAATATCTTCTATAAATGTATAATGTCGCTACATCAGATGACACAGAAACTCACGCCACAACAAGCCAACATAATCCCCGCAGGTAAATACATATATACAGATGAAACATTCCAACTAGAACCACCCAAATATGTTGAAGGCGAAGCATTTGCACGAATGGGTAAAGAATTAGTTCCAGCACACTTTTCTTACGGACATCACAATCCCAATTTTACACCCGTGGCTTCTCCAAGTTTGCCGATGAATTACGGCACTTATATCTATAATAGCGTAACTGGTTATCAATAAAAACTAATGTTATAGTATATGACTTACACCCTCGACACACCGTATAGCAATCAAGTTATTTTTTTAAATAGTCAAAACTCAGTGTTGAAAACAATAGACGGAGTCGGACAATACCAATACAACTTCCAAACACCAATCCAGTTACCCATTAATTGTGAAATGCTTATATCCGTTACAGACGCACAAATTCCCAATATTTTTCCTAATGTTGGCTCCACTAATAATAAAATAAGTTTTTCAGTTCCCACTTTTAGTATGTTTTTCACAATCACCATTCAAGACCCTGACGGAACAACTGACCGAGCCTATAACGTCAACGAATGGTTGGCGTTTGTAAACGAACAAATATATATCGAGTCTTCGGGACGTTTTAGTTTATACGGCTCATTCCAATCCACAATGTCAAAAATTCAATGGTTTAGTAATTTTGCGTTTCAAATTATAGATACACCTAATTATCGAACCACTTGTTATGACCTCATAGGATTTAAGAAAGATACACAAAATCAAATTATATACGAATCGAATGAAATATTGTTGTCGTCTATTGTTAATCCTGCTTTTCATATCACCATGCCGTCTTCCGTAAACTTTGCTGGTACAAGATTTATATTTGTGAAGTTTAATAATATAAGTGTTAATAATTTAAATAGTAATGGTATCACCGATAATGCTATGGTTAGAATAGACAATAATGCCCCATTTGGTTATATGATATTTTATAGACCGAGCGAAGTCCAGCGATTTATTATTAGGAAACAAACTATCAATAATATTTCATTTTCTTTAACGGATACACAAGGCAATGAACTAAATGTATTTAGTAACGACACACAAATTACTTTAAAGATAGAATATATGTATAAGCCTGAAATGCGGTCGATGGAGGAGGGAACGATTAATTATGAACTCCGTAAGTTGTCTCAAGTTCCAATGACAAAAGAAGCCATTGAGGGGGCATATAATCCCGAGACTAACGAATTCATTAGGGAGTAAAATAAATAATAACGATTTAATTTATATGCGTCTTGGATTAAAGAAACCTCACATGAATCGTCTTGGACTAAAAAAATCAGCACACACAATAATGCGCTTTGGATTGAAAGCATCCGATATTGCTCTTGCCGCTGCGCCCGTCGCTTGTTAGGCGGTCCCGAAATGGTACCTTTAGCGTCTGCTTTGGAGGTTGCTGGCGGAGCGGGAAGGCCGTATTGGTTTAGGAAGCAAAGTCGTTTAATAAAAAACAAAATTAAGAATCAATTTATAATAATATATACGCTATTATTATAATGTCTCAAAGCCCTGATGCTATGTCGGAATCACTCAACTACCCTAGTATGAAACGCCGTGCTGTCGCTTCTCGCTCCTACCGTGTGAAAATTTCGCCAAACAACGGACAAACCTTCCGTGATGGACAAACCGTAAATATTGATATGCCATCCAACCTTGCTGGAACCTATTGTAATTGGAACCAATGCTATTTGAAATTTAACGCAAAATCTACTGGCGTTGCTAAACTTGATAGATGTGGTGCTGCTGGACTAATTTCACGTGTCCAATGTATGACCGCTGGTGCTCAAATCTTTGACCTTCCAAACTGGAATGTGCTTATGACTATTCTTATGGATACGGACTCGTCTCCTGCTTTTAAGGCGGGTGTTGGTAATGTTCTTATGGGCACACTTGGCGGCACTCAAAGTGGTGAAACACTTTCGACTGATGGTGCGACTTATTGCGTACCATTTGTGCTACATCCATTCGGTATGTCTACTCCTCACCGCCTTCAACCGTTATTTTCCTCTGCTCCAGTTCAATTTAAACTGACTTTGGAATCGGCTTCCGTTGCTACAAAAGGTGCTTCCACTCAAATTGACTTTACTGAAGTTGAATTGGTGTGTATATTTACGGAATTAAGCCCGGGTGCTCAAGCCCAAGTAGATGCTATGAGTGGTGGATTATATAATATCCTTGCTTCGTCTTACCAAAACGTTGGCACTACTATGGTTGATGGTTCCACCGCTGTAACGGCGAATCTTGGCATTAGCGTATCGTCTTTAGAACGAGTAATCGTTTGCCATCGTCCAAGTGCTACTGTAAACGCCCAAGGTGCTTATTCGCTTGGCAATCGGATTAAAAATAGTTTGAGTGAATATTCTATTTTTGTCAACGGCGAACAATACCCAGCCCGTCCTGTGAAGGTAGAAGGAAAATGTGCCGAAGCACTTGCCGAGTTCCTATTGAGCGACCACTCGCTTGTTAACTTTGATAAACAATCGTCTTTCAATATTGCGGTTACTGGTACTGCGACTAATCTTAAATCTAATGGTCTTGACGGGCAATGTGTTAATGGTATTCTTCAACCATACCAATTCGACACTGCTGCTGGAACGGAAGACGGTACTACCCCTGCTTCGCCTTCCAATATTGGTTCTTTTATTACCGCAATTGAAATGGAAACTGGTTTAAGTGATGGTCGTTCGCAACGATTATATTCGGGTATTAGCACTATATCCTCCACTGTAAATTATCGTGGTGTGTATGCCAGTACTTCGGTTGCCGCTCAGGTCGATTTCTATGCGCAATTTACTGTGCTCTTGTCGCTTAACTCTCGGGGCACGAACGTGTGGAGCGTGAGCGTATAAGGTGTCAATATTTAATTTATAGGTAATTTATCTACAAATTAAATCGTTTTTTAAAGTCAGCAATAGAGGCTTCTTTTGTTGGTAAATTCCAAAGTATCCAACGAGACAAAGCCCCAGCCGAAGTAGGGTCATTCCAATTTTCATTGACTCTATGCCTTGCTAAATACGATGCCTTTTTTCTTTAGCAACGTCTTTGTCTCCTTTAGAATAAATAGTAAAGTCTTTTAATCCTTTCGCTCCAAAGTGTGTGGTAATCGTTCGCCCGTTGTCTCGCTCAAAGGTTGCCATCAGCTTTTTGTCGGAGTTCGTGGAGGGTTTAATAGACACAAGTCTCATATATATTACAAAGAAAAAAGGATTCTTGTTCAATCAAATTTAACAATAAACTCGCCTTCGGTAATCTTTAGGGGTGGAATACGATTATCCACTACTTTGTTTTCTTCTTCGGTTGACTTCGCCAAAATCTCATATACTTCATCGCTAAAGCCCGGAAACTTCTCTTCATAGTAATCAGCCCCGTACACTTCATAATTGACACTATTCCAGTCTAAATTATCGTAGCATTCTTCGTCAGCACAATAGTCCAATAGTCCATCAAACATTTTATTAAAGTTGTCTGAATCGTGTTCTACCCATAATCCCTTGTTGGCATCGTTTAACTCGTCGGCAGATGGAATGTTTCCAGTGTCTCGCTTGATTAAGTTTTTAGTATTGTGAATAATATTCTTAAACTCCTCTTGTTGTTTAGGGACAAAATATCGCTTTCCTCCATATAATAGTTAAAATATTTTATTTTTCTTTACTATGTATATAATGAATCCCATCAGTGACACCGAAAGCGAACCCGACCAAAACGCCCCTATTGTTGAATCTTTAGAAAAAACAAACCAAACGTAAGGGCGTTGCCCCAAAAGCTGAAGAACCAAAACAAGTGCCTCCTCCTAAACCAAAACGGCAACTGACCGAGCGACAATTGGAAGCACTAGCCAAAGCACGAGAAAAAAGAGCATTAGCACGTAAGGAGAAATCTGAAAAAGAAGTAAAGATTGAAACGCCTGAGCCTGAACCTCAACCTTTAGAAAAGGTAGAACCAAAAGAAGTCGTGGGGGGACGTAACCCCCCGCCTGTTGTTGAAAAGAAAAAAGAACCTACAATAAGAAAGCTAAAGCTCAACCTTTAGAACCAAAAAAAGAAGTAAAGATTGAAACGCCTGAGCCTGAACCTGTTGTTGAAAAGAAAAAAAGAACCTACAATAAGAAAGCACCAGCACCTAAAGCAGAAGTTGCGAAAATAGATTTTGTTTAGATTATATACATGAGTCTTAACATTAAAGAACAACCAAATAAAAAATTAAAAATTATCAACACGGCAAACAATTTAGACAAAATATTAGCAGATGACTTACCTGAACCCTTACCAAATTATAGCGGGTTTAACTGGGTTATCGCTGGAGCCTCGGGTAGTGGTAAAACAACCTTAATGACTTCTATCATGTCGCAACGGAAAAAGAAAGGAAAGCGTCAATCCTATAGAAAAGTATTTGATAAAATATATATCATTAGTCCTACTTTAGGGCAAGGCAAGAGTGCTAAAAACGACCCTTTTTTAGATGTCCCTGCTGCCCAAAAGTTCAAGGAGTTTAATTTAGAAAACATAAATGAAATATACGAAACATTAGAAGCCAACCGAGATGATGATTTACATAGCGTTTTAATATTAGATGATGTAGGAGCACAAATCAGAAAGAACGCCCAAGCAGAAAAAAAACTGACTTCTTTGTTACAAAACCGTCGTCATGTGTTTACCAGCGTCTTTACATTAGTCCAACGATTTAGAGATTTACAAACTGGAGTAAGAGCAAATATGTCTCACTTTTGTACCTTCAGACCAAAAAATGTATTAGAGGAGGAAGCCATATGTACTGAACTGATGCCTTTCCATAAGAAAAATTGGAGACAAATTATGGATTATATTTTTGAAAACGACGATAAATTTTCTTTCTTGATGATAGATATGAGTCTTAAGAATACCAACAAATATTTATACTATAACAAGTTCAACCCATTAGACATTAACGAATCATAAACATTATATATTATATAATCTATTTATATCATATATGCCTCCAAAGAAAAAGAAACGGTCGAAATCCATGCCTAAACAAAGTCAGTCACAAAGGCAAAGTGTAGTCGTGAATATTGGAACATCTAAAACTAAATCTAAACCTCGTAAATCAAGAGGTCGTGGTGGATTGCCTCCGCCGTCATATCAACATAATTTAGCACCAACCTTTGTTACGCAACAAGCCACTGACTATAATCCAGTCATTGGAGCCATAGCGAGTTTAACCGCTAAATTAAATGAACAGCCTCGCATACAACAATCGGTCACGCCGTTAAGTTCTACCGTTCAAGCCACATCGCAAAGTGCCGAACAAATGGCGGGTAAAGCCGCCTTAGGCCGTGCTGGAAAGACCGCTGAAAACTTTCAACAACTTCCAAGTCAGGCGGATGAAAGATTGGCACGAGAAACACAAGATAAATTGGATGTACAAGACAAACAAGCATTTGAACAAAAATTTCAAGCGGTGGTGAAAAAGGTTCAGTTTCAAGCGGTGGTGAAAAAGCTTCAGTTTCAGGTGGTGGTGGACAAAAAACAATAGGAGGAGGACAATATCCATCAATCGGCAAATTAGCACCCAAATCAGAAGAATCAAAAGAAAGAGACGCACAATTGGACGCAATGATGGATAAACGAGCCGATGCGAGTAAAAAGCAAGTAGATACATTTAAAGTAATCCGAGACAAAATAGACCAAAATATAGAACTATCAGCAGAGGAATTAAAAAAGGCAAAAAGTCCAACTGGAATAAGTAATTTAGGAAAAAAAAGAAATAAGAAAATACAGGGAATGTAGATTAAAAATAAAATATTTAGGAAATATATATGTCTATTAAGATTATTAGTGGTCACTCCATATTCAACGAAAACGCTATCGTCTTATCGCAAAAGTTTAAATGGAAATTAGAAACCGATTTTGACCCACAACCAAATGACCTTTATATCGTGTTTGGATCACACGAACTTGCTCACCAATTGCTAGAAGTCCAATTTAGAAAAAACAACTCCTTTGGTTATATCATTATGAATAGCGAACAAACAGAGTCACAATTCTTTAAAAATAAATATTATTTGTCTCTTATGAAAAGAAATATAGTATTTGATTACAACACACTCACGACCGAATACTTGAAAGAAAACCACGGCATTAAAGTCTTATCTTATTCTTTTTTGAGTTTATGAAGTTTAATATAGAGACAAATGATAGACCATACGACGTAGCATTCATTGGCTCTAAAAACGAACGACGTGAAGACTTCCTAAACTTAATACAAAAACAATATCCCGACTTGAAGGTATATGTGGATTTTGAATGGAAACATAGCAATGCCGAATCACTCACGAAAATCCTACAACAATGTAAAGTCGTCTTGAATATTCCTTATTATAAACATAACCCATTAGAAACACACCGCATCAACAAGGCTTTATCGTGTGGTTGTGATGTCATTAGTCTTAACTCGGTAGAAGACGATGCGAATAACTTTTATAAAGACTATTGTGTGATGAGCAACGACCTTGTTGGCGCCGTCGGTGCTTACTTTAAGGAAAAACCAGCAAAGAAATCCTATGAAGAACTTATTAAGAATTTGTCTCAAAAGTTTAATCCGCATATGTGCTTTATTATAGGTCACGTCCATAAAAAATTGTTGTGTATATCTAATGGAGACAAAGAAGAAACTTTACACGAACCGACCGCCACTGATACAAACGTGTCCACCGACAAAGAAACGGAAGTCGCATTGGGAGACAAAGTTTGAAAAAGATTATCCTTTTGTAAAATGGACGCCTCGTGATTTATCTTTAAAATTTATGATACCTATACATATCATAAGACCACTTATGGAAAACAAAGCGGAATGTATTAAATATATTTATAGCGGGGTTTCGCCCCCGCACGACGGGTTGTAAAGGGCAGAGTCTTTTATATTTTATATAAGTGTATTATATAATGTATCAAGTGCCTCTTGGTGGTATAGGATTTACAAGCAACGTTGGTTCTTTAGGGACAAATATAAATGCGTCAAATGCGTCAATCAATAATTTATCCGTAACATCCGCCACTATAGGACAATTAAAAACAGCCATTTTTGAACCAATTACTTTAAACACAAGTGTCATAAACGCCTCACAACTCAACTTACCGACAGACTATATTATACCTTTTTTAAATGTAAGTCAGTTAACAGCCTTCACAGAGTCGTTTGTAGATTTATCGGCGGTCAATGTGTCTGCTACCAGTATAACCGCAACAAGTGTAACAGCACACAACGTCCAACCAACGCTAACCGCAGGAAACAATATTGATATTTGTGGAAATGTTATATCGTCAACTGGTATATTACCCTCCATAGGAAATTTTACAGAAATAAATACCTCCACCATAAACGCAAGTAATTTAAGCACAGCCGACTTAAGTATTGGTTCTAACTTGACTTTAACGAATAAGTTATTGAAGGTCAATAGCACAGCCAATGTCACACAAAATAGTGCTGACCTGATTACTAGTGGAGCGGTGTATAGTGCATTCAACGGAACAGGCGGAGGAGATTCAAGGTCTTTAACGAATACGCAATTGTATTTGGGAGGGGATATTATTAAACCTATTGTTCCGGGGACGGTCAACACCGTAAATGTCAATATACCGCCAAACACAACAAGAAATATGATGAAGATATTCTATACAACCAAGTTTGGGGCAAATGCTATTCTAAATTGTACTTGTTCTTTTTCCTACGAAATGGCAGGTTACGGCGGGGATAATGTAAATGCTCGGCTAATTTATAACAACGGAGTAGACAACACCATCAGTCGCCAAGAACAGATTTGGATTGACCACGAAGGAGGCGGGACTCGGTCGGGTGTTTTGTCTCCACGCATAGGCAATCGAACCTCGGCCGTATCTGCGGGAACAACCGTATATTTTCAACTTCTAATTGATAATAATTCAAGTAATGATACTTGGACGATGTTATTTCCTGATAGTTGTACCTTTCAAATTACAGAAACATTAGATAACGACGGAGGTAATGACTTGAACTTAAACACGGGTGATATACAAGCCGATTCCGCTATTTTTAATTCGTTAAACATACAAGCAGGTTCATCGGCGGGACAAGCCGTTATCGGACGAACCCAAATAGGGAACGACGCTTTCAGTAATATGATGGCATTATCTATCAATGGAAACGTAGGAGCGACCAATTATGGATTCGCCCAAATAGCCAATAACCAAACGATTATGAACGCCCAATCGACATCGACCTACAATAGTTTTCGGGTTCAGAATCAAGAAATAGCCTCTATCAATGATGTCGGTTTAGGTATTGGGTATCCAACAGGAGACACCGCTTTTTTCCCGTTATGTGTGAATGGAGATGCTTTAATAGAAAATATATTATTTGCCGACGAAGTAGATGCGAACAGCGTAAAAACGAATAATTTAAGTAGTGACAATTTTAGTACGACCAACGCTACCATAGATAATCTAACGATTACAGGAACAATCACAGCAGATACATTTAATTTTTCCACAGGAAATTTGATACCGGGCGACAATATCACCATCGTAGACGATGTCATTAGTGCTTTTCTTGGTTCTGATTCTATAGTCAATATTAACACTTTACATAGCGGTGGAAATGTAGATGTGGTCGGAGCATTGAATGTATGTGAGACCAGCACCTTTGGTGGTTCTTTGAATGTGTCTAATATAATATATGCTGGAGTAGCGGGACAGCACGAGGGAGGGTTAGTGTTGTATAGCAATGTAGTAGGCAATAACTTCACACAAACATATGATTCCAGCGGGGACGAAGTCTATATCACAGCAACAGGATCGGCTACCGCCATCAATTATTTTGTAGGAGGAACAAATGTGTTACGAATCTCTACAGGGACATTTGAAGTATTAAATCTTGAAGCAGACGATATTAATGCGGAAACATTAAATGTAGTTGAATTGGAAACAGAAGTATTTGAATGTATTGACGGGAAAGCAACGTTCCGTTTTACAACGCCTTTGTTGAATGCTACGACAGCCAATATAAGTACCTTAACTCTAGACGAATTACAATTGAACGAGTTAGACATCAACGAAGCAAACTTTTCTACTTATAATTTTATCGTAGGAGTCGGTGACGAATTGGATGTCAATACGTTGACCGCAACACTGGCAAACATTAATACTATAAATGTGAGCAACGCCAATTTCGGTAGTATTACGGCATCAGGAGTAGGAAACTTTTCTACGCTAAACGCTTCCAATTTATCCACAGCGACTATGCGATTCTCAAGTGATTTTTTCTTGGATAGATTTTCTAATACGTTAAACTTTGTAGGAGAATCCGCAGCACAAGTTATAGAGGAGTTAGAAGACAACGGTTTAACTACGGTAAGTATCGATACAGATTCCTTGACAGTATCAGGTTTTTCTAATGTGAACGTTCTCGGTGTTGCATTCTTTTTGACCTCGACAACAAATTTCCTTTACAATATCAATAGTTCGGGAAGGTGGAATACTTCTACATTGAACGTATCTACCATCAACGCCTCTAATATAGTAGGGTATCAAGAAGAACTAATCGCTGGGACAAACATCACTATCGTAGGAAACACTATCTCTTCTGCGGGTGAACCGCTACCCAGTAATGCTAACTTTTCAACTATAACGTCACAAACGACCAACACAAGCACCTTAAATACTTCTTTCATCACTTGTATTGACGAGGCATCGTTCAGTAATGGTATTACGGCATCAGGTATAGTTAGTTGTGACCAGTTAGATACAGACGAAATATTTACGATTGATACCAATTCTACTAGAACGAATACATCGTCTATAGGAGCGTTTGTGTATAACATAAGTGATAATTTAGACGACACAGAAGCATCCACGTTGATTCGTAATGGTAGTTTAACCGAGTTTATACATACAGCTGGACGACTTCGCTTTTCTTGTAACGAAATACAAACGTCAGGAGTAGCAAACTTTTCAACGCTCAACGCCAGTAATTTATCGACCGCTACGATGGGCTTGTCCTCTGATTTTGAATTAAATACATTTAACAACCAACTCACGTTTATCGGCACGACTGGTTCTCAAGCCATTCAATCATTAGAAGATGATGGTTTAACGACTACGATTTTAGTCTCAGGTTTGTTAACGGTAACAAATTTCGCAAACATAAATACAGGCAACATCAACACTATCAATTCAAGCGGAACAGCAAACATAAATACAGGTAACATCAACACTATCAATTCAAGCGGAACAGCAAACATAAATACAGGCAACTTTTCAACCATAGATGTCATCGGTGGGAATATAGACACCTTAACCAACGAGAAAATAACGTCTACCAATAGAATCATTATCAACAATAGCCAACCAACTTTGTATTTAAAAGATACAAACAACAGGTCGGGAATGATACATGTGAACAATAACAGAATATATTTTCTTAGTGGCGGAACGAATAGCGAAACTTGGAGTCGAGTCAATGGGCAATGGCCGTTGTATCTACAAACCGATACCAACGAAGCATTTTTCGGTGGAGATATAGATACACCTTCTTCCGTCTTTGCGAATAATTTTATAAGTCCAAATGCCAATATAAGTACATGTAACGTATCTACGGTGAATGCTTCAGTAATCAACGGAGCAAATTTATCCACAGCGACTATGCGATTATCAAGTGATTTTTCCTTGAATACATTTAATAATACGTTAAACTTTGAAGGAGAAACAGGTGCTGACGCCGTAAGAGATTTAGAAGATAACGGTTTAACTACGGTAAGTATCGATACAGATTCCTTGACAGTATCAGGTTTTTCTAATGTGAATGTTCTCGGCGTTGGATTGTTATTAACCTCGGCAACAAATTTCCTTTACAATATCAATAGTTCAGGAACGTGGAACACCTCTACATTGAATGTATCTACCATCAACGCGTCATCCATCACAGGATACCAACAGAGTTTGATTGCTGGGACTGGAATCACGTTAAACGGGAATACAATCTCGGTAACTGACCCTTTACCAACTGATGCTAACTTTTCAAGCGTCAACGCATCTACTATCAATTCCTCGTCTGCGATTATTGATTCTATGACAGTAAATGATATCCAATCTTCTTTAATAAGTGCGACCGAAAACATTACCAGTCCGCAATGTGATATAGGAAATATAAGTTGTAATAATCTAACCGCTACAACATTAGTAGAAAGCGACGAAGCAAACTTTTCTACTTATAATTTTATCGTAGGAGTCGGTGACGAATTGGATGTCAATACGTTGACCGCATCACTGGCAACCATTAATACTATAAATGTGAGCGGAACAGCAAATATAAGTACTGGTAACTTTTCAACCATAGATGTCATCGATGGGAATATAGACACCTTAACCAACGGCAAAATAACTTCTACCGATAGAATCATTATCAACAATATCCAACCAACTTTATATTTAAAAGATACAAACCACAGGTCGGGAATGATACATATGAACAATAACAAAATGTATTTTCTTAGTGGCGAGACGAATAGCGAATCTTGGAGTCAAGTCAATGGGCAATGGCCGTTGTATCTACATACCAATACCAACGAAGCATTTTTCGGTGGAGATATAAATACACCTTCTAACGTCAATGCGAATAATTTTATAAGTCCAAATGCCAATATAACTACATGTAACGTGTCAGTAATCAACGCCTCTAATATAGTAGGGTATCAAAAGACGCTTATTGCGGGGACAAACATATCTATCGTAGGAAACACTATCTCTTCTGCGGGTGAACCGCTACCCACTAATGCTAACTTTTCCAGTGTAAATACAAGCACCTTAAATACTTCTACCATCAATTCCTCGTCTGCGATTATTGATTCTATTACAGCGACTGATTTAACTTTAACCAGTTCAGAGTTTCCATTAACTATTCCTAACGGACAATTGAACGTTAGACAGATAAATATTAGTAGAGCGATGTTGATGGAAGGTTCTGATAGTTTTTTTGGTAGTCCCTTTAACGCCTCTAATAATATTGGCGGTCTTCCCCGAAGCAGAATAAACTTTTGGTCTTCTACTGAATTATATACGATGGGTATGCGATTCGGAGTGACAGAAGAAAATAAAGCTCAAATTAATCTTGACCCGTACGGTAATGTAAGCGTATTTAATATTAATATTAACAATGTAAGCACGATGGATATGGATAATGCGTCCACGACGTTCCATAATACTCTGAATGTAGAAAATGTCTCGGTAGGCGGTTCTTTGTCCGTGACGGGTTCAATCGAAGGATACCAAGAAACGTTAATCGCTGGGACAAACATCACCATTACAGGCAACACAATTAGTTCAGCAGGTAGCGGTGGCACTTTACCAGCAAACGCAAATTTTTCCAGTGTAAATACAAGCACATTAAATACAAACACATTAAATGCTTCTACTATCGACACGAGTGGAGATGTTTCTATTGGCGGTATTATATCCGCACCGAATCAAGTTAGATTTAAAGCATCAAGAACTGCCAGCACAACTACAAACACTAATGTAACATTACCATTCAACAAAACATTAGAAAATGTTGGCGGTGGATATAACAACACCACATATACATTTACCGCCCCTATTACAGGAACATACTATTTTTACGCACAATTATTTACCTCAGGAGATGATAAATTTAGAGCGGATTTTATTAGTGGTTCAACACTTGTTCAAAGAATTAGTAGAGAAGGCCCGGGCTCGGGTTCAGGCGGCCCTACTTCATTTACGGGTTCTTTTCATTACACACTTAATCAGGGACAAACGATGTATATGAAAAGAGCAGATGGTATTGTCAATCTGCCAGTAGACCCATATTGTGCTTTTGGTGGATATTTATTAGGTTGAGAATATTTTCTTATTATAGTATATATGGACTCCATTATTATGAAAATATTGATGAAGTATTATATTGACAAAGAATGGACTTGTGGAGACACCTACGATAGTTTAGAGTGGTATGATACGACGATTCCGAAACCAACGGAAGAAGAATTTGATTTAAAATATGACGACTTGCTTTTAGACGAAATGCGTGAAGAGCGTAATCGACTATTACGAGAATCGGATTATACTGCCTTACCCGATTACCCGCAGAGAGACAAATGGATAGTGTATCGACAAGAGTTGAGGGACTTTCCGAGTGTATGGGTGCATGACATGCCCTTTCCACAAAACCAGAATAAAATAATATATACTAATAACGTATATATTATTAGTATTCCATTACCAAGAGTGTAATCGTTTTTAACGCCATGTGGTTTTATGGCACCATCAAGCAACTAATATACGAAACAAAGTAATGTAATAAAATACTCTGATGTTAATAAAAAACAGACATAT